GCCAACCGCATCAACCGCAAACGGACGTCGTCCATTTTCAAAACGGATTTCCCAATTTTGAAATCACCCGCCGGAACCCAATAACCTTCTTGATACCACGCTTCGGCACGGTGTAACGTCTCCCCTTTAGTGTTAATCATGCGCCCTGTCCATTCCTCGAACACATCCGCAAGGCTCGCACAAAAAACACGGTTCCGCACCAAACACCAGTCTTCGACCTGTTCGGGGGTCGCTATATCCGCCCGCAACAACGACCGCCCACAACCACATTCGCTATAAACGCCTCTGGCTTGCTCGTTATCGGGGTGAATCGCCCCGCACACATCGCAACAAAGTAAATCACCGTTCGCCCGCCACGCTTGCACCACCGCCCGCCGATTCGACGTTTCGGTTTCCGCTTTCTTGTTCCACTTGATCGGCTCTTTCCAACCGGTTTCGGCTGCAACCACCCGCGTCCCGCTTGGCCCCCACTCCCCAAACATAGGAAGGTTTCGCCGCGAATTGCTTTCAGCGTAACAATTCCGGCAACCCTCAGAAACCTTTGTGCAACCGCGATGAGGATTGAAAGTATGGTCGCACCACGAAATTTTTGTTTGTTCGGCCATTAGATTAACGCCCCAATAAATAAGGTTTGACAACGACACCCCAAACCCAAATGAATCCAGAAACCACCATCCACCCGAACACAAACAGAAACGCCACCGCACACCCTTTAGCTAAAAGGCTTGGCTTTTTGGGTTCGGGTTCAGGCTCAGGCTCAACGGGGTCGGAGTTCAACGGGTTTATGATTAACCGCTTAAATTCCCATCGGCGCGTATGTTCCCACTTTCCGATAATCGAACCATCTTGCAAGTATTTTGTGCCATCGTTTGCGAACCATCCCCCGTCGTGTTTGTAAACGCGAACGTGAATCGGTTCGGACGATCCTTCGTAAAGAACAACGTGAATCGGTTCGGACGATCCTTCGTAAAGAACAACCTCAATCATAGCGCCCACCGGCAACCCCCAAATATCGCCGTTGATGACTTGGTCGCTTTCGTTGCTTTCACTCATACAATTCACCTTGTTTTGCTGTCGTTGGCTTTGGAAAGAAAACCCGTCGGTTATTCCACTTCTCTTGGAACTCGCTTAGGTCTAGTTCCGCCATTGGATCGAACCGACGCCACCGACGCCCGTTTTCGTGGAAACAATGCCCGTAATATCGCCGGTAATCGTCCAAATACTCTTGGCACTCGGTTGTCCAATCGATTTCCCAAATGACAAACCGGTCGGGGGATTCGTGGTCAATTTCCCCGTCCCCGTCTCGTTCTGTCACCATCAAGAAATAATGATACACTCCATCCACCACACACAAACCCGATAAGGGTCTATCGTAAAAAGAGAAATGGCAAAGGATTCTCTCCCAAAGCCAATCAACTTCTCGTAAAAGGTTCCCGTCTGTGTGGTATCGGTCGCTCATGTTTAATCTTCAAGTAAACGAACGGTATAGCCACCCCTGTAAAAACGCACTTCGACCGGCTTGCCATACCATCGGGGAATATCAATAGGCAAATACAAATCAATACCCACCTTTACCCGATTTCGTTCGACACGACCGGCATAGGTTCCCGATATTGGAAAATGGTTTCGCATCTCAACACTATACGAAAATCTAGCTAATTAGTCAACGTCAGAAAGTGAAAATTCCTAGCGAACAACCCACACCCAAAAAATGGCTCCCACCAAACAGCACGCAAAAAGAATCTTCGCCAACACCCACACCAACCGGCAATAGGTGTTAGGTTCCCGCTTGTTCGTTTTCGGCTTCGGCTTCTTTTCCATCACCTTCCCCCAAAACACCTAAGAGAAAATTTCCGTGACACCGCTTCGGGTAGCACCAACACACCAACAATTTACGCCGTAGTTCTTCGACTCTTTGGACTAATCCTCTTTCCACAAAATGGCTTTTGTACCGCTCGCAAACCAAATCCCGTTCCGATTCTTTTTTCATCTTGAACGGGTTCCCCCACATCGAACGCCGGTCGATTCTGACCACCGCAAGAGGGGAAATCTCTTTTCGTACAAGCGTGATAAGCTCGCCATCGGTTTTAGCGTTTGCCAACACCGTCCCGCCTCGTAACAATTTCCGAAACCGCCCCCACTGTTCTTCGGTCATAGTTTTTGTTCCTTTATCGGCTTGTGATTTTTGAAATTCCAATCGAACCGGCTAAAACCCAATCGGAACGCAAAAAGACACACAATCAGAAACTCCTTTGACCTCGACACGCCAAAAGAGATTTTCGACCATTCGCCAACCGGAAAAGAATATGCCGAAAACGCCAACACCTTGTCGGCATCTATTCGGAAAATCACATGAACATACGGTAAACGATTATCGAAGCCAAATTTTGTACCGTAGAAACTTATCATTCCTCTTCCTCTTCGGGTTCAAGTTCGGGCAAAGGGTTCTTGGTTTTGACATCGTCGCCAAACCCGTACCGGCAAGCTATTTCCATAGCTACGGTTTTGCCACACGCCAAAGTGTCCCGTAAGAACACCCACGCCGGTTGTCTGTGAATCTGTTCGAGTTCATTCAACAGGGCTTTGATTATCCCGTGTTCCGTGTCTCGGTCTGGAATCTCCCCCCGATTGATCTTCACATCTAACATTATGATTATCCTTCTATCGGTTTTCGGTCTGCGAAAGCTATCAAAACTATCATCAAGCCAAAAACGACTACAACCAATTCCTTTCGGGTCGCTAGGCACACCGCGTTCGGATTGCCCGCCTCTTTCCAACGCTCGTCGCGTTCGTACCAAGTTCGGATAAGCTGCCTTACCGAAAACCGATGCACGCAAAAAAACCTGTGATAGTTATTTTGTCGCCAACCGGCTAACGGGTTCAGAAGTTCGACCGACAAGAAAAACCGCTCGAACCTATCAACCCGCCCAATGAAAGAATAGGAAAAAAGCCGCATCCATTGCCCGCTCCACAATCCGCAAACTTTACGGCTCATCCGTCTTTTGATTATCATACAACACCCGCTTGATAATCCACCAAGATATACCGCCATTGGGTGTCGTTCTGCGCTGCTTTGCGGGCTTGGGTTATGGTCTCAAAAACCTTGACCTCTGCGCCGAAAATCTCGTTGACGTTGAACGCTCGCTTGCGGGCAATCGGGTAATTCTCTTTCCCTTCCATGTAATCCGAAAGAATCGTTTTGGTCTTCGCGTCCATGTAAACCACATGGGGGTCAATCTGCAAACAAAGAACCTCAATAGTTCGCAAAATTTGCTCAGGGTTATTGAGGATTAGAGCACAATTCAGAACGACTTTTTGGGGCTTGGGGGTCTCGGTTTTCGGCTCGCCCACAATGCCGATTTTTTTACCGGCTAACTCGTTGGCTCGCATGCGTAAAAGGTCTTCGTTCTCAAAGACCTCAACCCGCACCCCGTAAAGGATTCCCTTTTCGAGATACAGGGTTTTATCCGGCTCTTTGAGGTTTACAATAGCCTCTTTACAAAGTCGCTCGTAATCGCTTTGGCAAATCAAAAGGTAATCGAAAGGGAAAACCTTTGGCTCGCTCTCTTTTTTGCTGTCGTAGAAATCCCAATAGGCTTTAAGCATTGCTTGCAAATTCATACGTTGGCGCGGTTCTTCGTCCGTGAAAGTCATAGCTTTTTGAAATCCTTGTAAAAGTTATCTGAGAAAAGAACTTGCTTCGTTGTCTTCCCGTCTTCGGAGAGAATCACCACTTCACCCACCGACGGACGCCACTTCAAGAAAAACGGCCAATTTACGGCAAGGGAACATTCTTCTTTCTGGCTCTGGCTCGATACCGTCGAAAGGATTAGGGTTTCGTTCCATGTTTCCACGCGAACGCCCACGATTAGACCGGCTCGCACCCGCTCACCGGTCGCGTTCTCGAAAATCGGCAATTCTGTAATTTTCATAGAAGAAAGTTGTCTCGGTTACGGGATAGAATCTCGTTTTGTTGTTTGATTAACCGGTTCCGCTCTCGCTCAATTTCGTTGCGTTCTTCCTGAACCCTTTTTTGTTTCTCAAGTAACCAACAAACATGAACCAATATGCAAAAAATACCAAACAAACAAAGGGCCATCAAACCCAACTCGAAATTTCTATTCACTTTATCCCCTTAATTTTGGCAACCATCTGTTTGAAACTCAGACGGGAACCGTTTTCCCCGCAAAAATTCCATGAAATCAACTGCTCTAGGGTTTCGCGTTTGGCACACGTCCCCGTCTGTCTGGCTCGCTCTATCCGCTCATCTATATTCGACGGTAGCGAACCCTCATAGATGAAAAAAAGTTGTTTCCGCAAACCCTCGACCGATAGCAAACCGGTCAAGGGCGCGTCAACAACCGTAGACCAAACGAAAAGGTTTGGTTCGGGTTCGTCTCGCAAGCAACAAATAAATCGTGGCATACGTCAACGGGATCGGCCAAAATCCACGCTGACAACGTGGACAAAGTCAAGAGGGGCCGACACAAGGTCAACTATATCCGTCCATTCGATTTGCTCGGTGTAGATAAACGTCGGCGCGTTCCCAACAACAGCAATACCGTTGAGTTTGGTAATCGTCTCAGAAACCAACCATTTGACTTTTGTGGTTCGCTCGGTTTTCCCATCGGGTCGAAGAAAGCTAAGTGTGATTGTCGTTGTTTGCTCCATCGTGAACCGGCTTTCGTTCCCGTTTGGCTGACCTTGCGCGTTCAATTTCGCAACAACTTTCGACCGCTCGGTTACGGTTGTATCAACCAACCCAACCAAAAGGCCACCCTCTCGAATCTCGCTTGTTCCCGAACTCGTAACCGTAATGGCTCCACTCGTTAGAGTTGTCCACAACATCCACAACCCAAACATATACGTCGACATAGGTCTCCTTTGTGTTCTCGCTGGAACACGATTATTTTACCAGAATCAAGTGATTCGGGTTCTTGGGGTTCGGTTGAAAACTCCAAACGACACCCCACACAATCACCAACAAAACAAGCCCAAAAAACAACACCGTCCAAAGACTTGTTTGTTTATGTTTTTTCATTTTCTTCCTCAAACACATGCCAAACAAGGCCGTTTTTGGTTGTCACGGTTCCCAAATAGTTCAATCGAAGCGGGGGGATTTCTTGGCCTGTCCAGAAAACGTAAAAAGTACGTTCTACCTTCGGCGCTTCGATATCGACCTCTACCCAAATCGAAATACAATCAAGGGGAACGCCGACGGTTAGGATTTTACCCAACGCCGGAATCGTCACCTTTTGGGGGTTCCTCGTTTCCGATTCCAATTCGTATTTCCAAATGGCTCGCATTTTTTCCTTTTCCTTCGGGGGTTCCCCGCTCAGGGGTTTGGGTGTCGGGCTTGGGGCCGACGTTGGTCTCTGCCACGAGTAGCGATTCATACATTCCCACCAAGACACTTGTTTGATTAACAATTTCCGCAAGGTTCGGGGTTCCCTCTTTGAAAATTCGGTTCGGGTATTCCCGCTCCAACGCTCGTAGAAGTCGCACCAACAACGGTATGGGGATCGGGTGTTCCAGTTTCATCAATCATCCCCCGACCTTCGGGGGTTCCAGAGTAGACAAATACCTTTCCCCTAGCAAAACCGTTGTCGGCTCCCTGAACTCTTCAGATTCAATGTAGGCCGTCAATAGTTCGCGGGCCGTTTCCAAGAGATTCACGACCTCTTGCAATCGCTTGGATTGGTGAACCGGCAAACTTGCCAATTCGTCAATACACTTGTTTATCGCATGTTCCGCCGGAATCATTCGGGGGAAGTCCTTTTTTCGGGCCACCGTGAATGGCTTCCCGCTCGGATCGGTTTGGATAAATTCCGGTTCGCTCATAAAATCCCCAAAGCTCGTAAGAATACAAAAGCAACACCCACCAGCGCCAACCCTATCACTACCCCAACACCCTGCCAAAAAACTTGTCCGGCAAGTGTTTTAGGATCGAATAACCAAAACTTGGCTTCGCTTGGTTTTCTGTCGTAACATTTATGGCACATAGTTTAACTTTAGCTAGGTTTTTCAAAATACACCAACCCCGATTCTATGGGATGATAACCGCTTCGGGTTCCCAACAGCAAAGGGGCCAACTCAATGATAAGTTGCCAAACGGTAATTTTCCGAAACTCGCCGGTCTTCGGATAAATTTTGTCAAGGTCAACACTAAAATAGCCGTGATAGCTTTTTTGATGTTTCGCTTTCAATCGCCGTTCAGATTCGGGGGTAAATTTCACCCATACCGGATCGTTCAAATTGACCGCCTTTTCGGGCCGTTGCGTCACCAACTCACCCACCGACAACGGTTCCCCCGGAACAATTTTCAGGCTCGCTTGCATCGGTTGAACGGTCTTCAAATCGACCTCATAAGGCTGACCATACGGCAACCCGTTTGAAGGTTCGGCTTTGGGCTTCCATCCGATTTTTTCACTCTTCGCGTTAAACGTCTCTTCGACCGCTTTTGCAAGATCGATACCCGCCCGCAAACAAAACAGAACCATGTAAATGAAACTGTCCGCGATTTCCCGCGCCAACTGTTTTTGAAGTTCGTTTTCGGCTTCGGTGTTCCCGTTGATACCGTCCCGATAACGGTTCAATTTCTTGACTACGTTGCCCGCTTCGCCGAACTCCCCCACCATCGCCGTAAACCAATCCGATAAACTCCAATCGTGGAGTTTATGGTTAAACCCGTTCGGGGCTTGGCTTCGTTCTAAGTTCAATCGCTCAAACTCTCGAATATCCAACATTGGGCGCGGTTCGTTTGCCAACCGCTCGTAATCTTCGGCAATCCGTAACAACGCTTCGAGAAACCCGCCTGAATCGGCATCGTGCAAGTTTGCAAGACTACCCCCGTTATCGGCTTCTCGAATCTGTCGGGCTAATTCGGCAAACGCAAACATTCCAAACCCTCAAGGCACTTCCTGAACACAAAACTATATTGATAACCAAAAGAAAAGTCAAGATTAAAAAACGCTTTTCCTAGAACTAACACGATTTGCCATACTTGCGTCGCCATTTACGAAAAAAATTTTCGTCGCCTTCCCTTTCCTCTTCCAGTTGATTTAGATACTCAAACCACTGTTTGAAATCTTGCGTCGGGTCTTGAAGAATCTCGTTTTCGATTCGCTTGGTGATCGGCTCTAAATCGTAGGTAGACGGCATAACCACCCGAACGTCGTCAAGATTCCAGCGTAGCCACATCATTTCGCCGGATAGCGAAACCATGATAAATGGATCGAGAGACACCACAACCGCCGTAGCATATCGACCGGTTCCACAATGAAAAATATCATTCGTTTGGTTCGGGTCGGGTTCCACAAGGTCGCCAACCTCAACCACTAAATTTTCTTTGCTCATAATACCCCGAAAAGTTTGCGGGCATGGCTCGCCGATTCTCGCTTAATCCGAAAACCGTCATTCAAAAAGTCTGTCCAACATTCGTGGATAATTTGCGAATGCTGTTTGATCCATTCCGAACCGTCGGGATAGTTCAAGGTCTGCAACCGAACCCCATCCTCGAAGTTGCAAATCAACACAAGACGACCGGCTATCGGGGCTTGTTCCTCTTCCTCTTCGCTGTCTTCAAGGTCTGAGGGCCAAATCACTTTTTTGTAAATAAAATCGTCTTGGGGGAATCGACACCCCACATAATCGCCCTTGTATTTGATCGGCAATAGGGGCCGTCCATCGTCGTTAATCGGCACGGCTTCGACGAACTCCCACCGCTCCGTCATCGAATCATAAGACCAATAACACAACACCGCCCAAATGTTCCGAATCGCGCTTTGACGCTTTCGGCTCAAGGGTTTTTTCTTGCGGGCCGTTTTCGGCTTTTCTTTTGCCATCACATCCCCAAACAATGCTTATGCAAGTTCCAAAGAATTTGACATTCCTCAAGAACTTCCACAAATTCCGGTTCACTTACCGTAGATCGGTTCCGAATCGCCGAACTCATTTTCCCTGTCATTAGGCTGAGGAAGGATACCGCCATTTTGTAACGGTCAACGCTCTCAGCGCCAACGGGCCAATTCTCCGACATAGGGAACATTTCCAACGTCAAGAGAAGTTCGGGGGTTAGCTTTTCGGCCAACTTTGAACCCGCAAACACTTCCAAAACGGCTTTGCTCGAAACCATATTACACCCCTGTAAGAAAAAATAGGTGTAGGGGCTTGACTCCCTACACCTATTGGAGATTGTAGCCCAATCTCTGTTTGCGTTCACACCCTCAAAATATGGCTGACAAGTTTGCTCTTGCTCAAACTTACCGACGTTCATTTCTGAAAATATGGCAACCAAAGAAACCGCCCCCTACTCCATCGGGAAACGGCTTTAGGCATGGTGTCTTATTGGACTCGAACCAATAAAGGACGTGTTCCTAACCCTATCCAAATTCGCCGAACACTGTGACACGACGAACCAAACAGGTTATAGGGGAGTATCCTTTCACGGTGTTTCTCACTCGCACCACCGCGCGGGCCACCTGCCCGTCAAGACACCGACATCAACACTATACAAACACCCTTCAAAAAGTCAACAGCAAAATTAAATATCATGGGTGTAAACATAATACCCATCTTTCTTATCTTCGTGAGATTTTTGGTATATTGGCTCTCCGTAAGTAACTTTACGGATTTTCGTGGCTACACCAAGTTCTTTAGCGTAGGTTTCCGCTTCAAATTCGGTTGTAAAACATTCCCATTGTTTTACGCCGGACTCCACCCAATGAACTGTCCAAAGGTGAATAGCATTCAAATCAACCACGCCCGCCGACAAAGGAACCTGAACATTTCCCACTTTTGCTAACTTCATTTTTCACCTTGTTATTTTGCTATCTATTAGGGTTTAGGAATTACCCCTTCTTCCCGCCGTAGCGAACACTTCCGCCCGCCGAAACCTTGCCCGATACATCGCCACAAGACACCGAACCGCCCGCCGACACGTTTCCGCCGACTGTCGCACACTCGACCGAACCACCGGCACTGACCTTGTCCCCGACATTCCCACACTCGACCGAATTGCCCGCACTGACCGAACCCCTTACGTCACCATTTACCGACACACTCCCCACACGGGCTTCAACATTGTTTACATGCCCTTCGATTTTGATTTCCACCTTGCGGGCTTCGGCTTCGGGGCTAAACGTCTCCCCGTTGACTGTCACCGTTCCGTTGGTATTGATAACGACGTTAGAATTTACTGCTGCGCCGTAAACCTTACCGTTTATCGTAATCGTCATTTCTTTGCCTTTGCAAGAGAACTCTTGCGTAAATGTTCTTTGGCTTGCTCAGGGGTCGCCAAATCGAAAATAGCCCGTTGTTTGTGTATATCGTCGGGGTATTTGATTTCAATTTTGTGAACCCGTAATAACCCGCCCAACGTCCAGTTGCAAGGGGAACCGTCGGGTTCCGCTCTTGGCTCACCGGCTCCCAAAAATCGACCGACACACACAAAGCCCAAATACCGGTCGACTTCGTCCATATCTTTACCCGCCCCCGCTTCAATCAAGTCTAGCCCTGTTTGGATCGTCTGGCACATCGGGCAAATAAAAGCCACGTTTTCGACCGGCACGCCTTGCGCCTTCATTCGCTCGACAAACTCAGCAACCGGCACAACCTCAATAGGTTTTATAGCCTTGTGTTCAATGGTTCCGCCTTCGGAATGAAGTGTGGCCGTTTTGTTCATGGTGTTACTCTCGTTAGGTTTATTCAAGCTCGATTATGGGGCCATCAACCAATTTTGAACGGGTATATTTACCGGCTCGATACCGTTGCCATTCTTCCCACACACCCGCCCGAACCTGCTTAGGGTTCTGCAAGTGAAGTTCCTCGTACTGAATCCGAAACTCTTCTTTACCGGCTTCAAGATAGTTCACACACCGAAACCGTTTCCACGTCACATAGGACGGCTTCCCGTCGGGAACATCGACCATCAACCGCACTTCGTTTGCCCAAATATCAAACTTTTCGAGTTTCGTTTCTTTCTGAACGAAAACCGTATAAGTATCCGAGTTCATTCGACGACCGAAAAACACCCGAACTATCGGGGTATATCTCCCCTCTTCCACCATCACCCAAACCGGTTTTGGTTTCTCTTCGGTACGGGTTTCTACGGCTTTTCCCTGATCGTCGGTTCGGGCTTCTATGGCTTTCTCCTGTGGCTGTGGCTTGCTCGAACCCCCCAACAACCACAAAAAATAGAAGAACGGCACAACAACCCACACCACAATGACAATCCAAAATTGCCGACTATTGAAAATCCGAAACATAGACACCACCCATAAAAAAACCGGATCGGTAATCGATCCGGTTTACTTGTAATGTTTGATTAAAAACTATCCGTATTGGATATTTCCTGTTTTCGATGCTTCCCGCACTTCTTCGGGGGTCGCTTCTCGGCACTCATGCCCGCCGATAGACGGATGCCCGTCGGCTCGCTCATCCGTCACAATCACATGGCCTAACGACTCTTTGCCATTCTGAGAAAAAACATGAATAACATCGCCTTTTTTGGCCGTCGAATTTGAATGAGTTCGCATAGTTTTTTGTAAAAATTCCCGTGTAATAAGTAAAGGGTATACCGTTCTTTCGGCTCGGTTATCAATCGAACCCGCTACCATCTCAGGGGAGATAAAACCCCCGATACTCTCGCACCTACCACACGGGAAAACAAACCTTCTTTCAAGGGTGTTTTTTTGAAAATAAAAATCGCTCCAAATCGCTTCTATGGGAATTGCACCACATTTTACTTGGCTTATGAGACCAACAAGATAACTATACCTCACCAGAAGCATAAATCAGGGTAGAGAACGAACCGGCAAATTGAGGGAGATTTTGCGAAACCCCAAACTTACCGGCTCGAACCTTACCCATCAAGGAAGGTTCGATTATAGAAAGAGTCACTTTCCTAAAATCGTCTTGGAAGTAATTATACTTACACACAATCACTTCCAAAGTAACCAACACAAACCTACTATAACGATAGCCAAAACAAAAGTCAACACCAAAACAGATACCTTTGATTTTTTTTCGGCTTGGGTTTTGGTTTTTCCGGCTTCGGCTTTGAGTTGGTTTACTTCGGCTCGAAGTTCGCCGTTCGCCCGTCTCAAGAGAAAGTTTTCGTTTTCGGTTGTTTCGCGGTCGCTTTGGGCTTTGGCTAACGACCGAATCAAGATTTCCCACTTCTCGTTGCTGTCTGGTAGAATCGTCCCGCTTTGGGCAAGAACGGGTTCCAAACTCTCTTTCTCTTTCTCTTTTGGGTTCGGGTTCATCAAACTAACCAACCTTTTAGGATTCGCCATAAGGCCAACACCACCGCCACCGCCAACAAAACACCTGTCCGCCAATCGGTCAACCAGAGATGAAACCTATCGGGCTTCAAGGTTTTGCGAATGGAAATTGCAATCTGTTTATCAATAACCTCGTTCAATAGAAAGTCATTTTCTTTTTCAAGAAAGAGGTTCCGAAGAAACATTCTCTTTAGGTCGGGACTGCCATCGGCCAACCACTGTTCAAACGCTTCAATTTCCTTCGGATCGTCGGGTAAGGTTTCGATCTTGTCCCAAAAATCTTCTTCGCTCATGGTGTCACTCACTGATTTTTGCTTTGCTTTATTCGGGCAAATTCTCTTTCAAAAAGGCTTTCACCTTTGGCAACGGCACAAAAAAGGTTTCGCCTGCTTCGGGGTCATCTTTGCGAATATGGATTCGGCCACACAAAACCCCAATCAATTCCCCTTTGTGGTAGAACCCGCCCCCACTATCGCCCGCCACGCACATCGCATCCGAGTTCCAAACTTTGCCTTGTGCATCGGCGAAAAGGGTTTCCCCTGTAATTTTTCCATCGACGGGGCCGGTAGCCAAACCGTGATGGAACACCGCGTCCCCGCTTTTCACATCGTCCGCAGCGATAGCCACCGGATTAAACCCTTTGAGTTCCACCCGAACAAGGGCAAGGTCGTTAGTTTTGGAAACCGCGTAAACCGTCCCCGTATGAAGTTTCCGGTTCGCCACCACAAAGACCTTATTCTTCCCGTTGACAACGTGTTTACAGGTCAACAGGTAAATCGTATCCCCCGACTTGTGGACTACGGTTCCTGAACCCATCCCCGTCTCGTTACCCACCCGTAGCGTACTTTCGGAAATCCGTTTTTCGGCTTCGGGTTCCGGCTTGGCTTCGGACACTGCCAAACAAAACAGAACCACAAACACCGCCAAAACTTCTTTGATTTTTCGCATTGCAAACTCCTTTTTGAATGCTCAGACTCAAAACACAATAAAGGCCAACACAATCACACACACCCAAAAAAACGCACCCAAACCGAAACACAAGACCATTAACACCCACCCAAAGAAAATGGAATCGGAGAAATCCGACTTGTCACCGGCGAACCGTTGGGGCTTCGGGTTTCGATCCTTCTTTCGCCACTTGTGCCACGGCATACGCTCACCTACTTCACGGCTTCGATTAGTTGTTTGGCTCGCTCCAATGCCCGCCCATACTCTAGGGGGTCATTTTCAGGAACACACGAAACATTCCGGTCATCGATACACGCCGCAAACAACGGCTTGCCGATACCCGTGTAAATCTCATCGTAATGGAACCCGTAACGGTCTAAGGCTTCTTTGACCAACCGGCAAGATTCGATAAATTCGGCTTCGTCGGGGTGATTGTCACGCGAACACCGTGTGGTGTAAATCATCACCCGCCCCAACAATTTTAATTTTCGGGTAAACTCGACGGCTCCCCGAATCGGCTCGCCCAAATGGGTGTGACCTTTCCAACCGTCGTATTTCAAAAGCACACCGTCTAAATCTAGCGCGATTGTCCGCATAAAGTTCCTTCGATTCCAGTAGGTTACGGCTTCGGAATCGGTATTTCGTTAATGCTGATAATCCGAAAATCAATTTTGCTCAAGGCTTCGCGGACAATCGTCTCGTTAATCGATTGCCAAATTTCGGCTTCTATCGTCACTTGGAAATTATCCGTATTCCCCCACTTCTCAACCTTGATAATCGGCCAAACCAAAGTCGCAAGTTTACTCCGAATTTCGGTTTCGGCATGGGCGCGGGCTTCGGGTTCGGGAAGTTCGTACTTCGGCCAATCGCACATAAAAAGACGATACCGGCGCGGGGCTTTGTTCTCTTCAAACTTATCTAGCGCATTTTCCAACATGCGATCAATCGTCGGGCGCAACGGGCTAACCGTATTGAAATCGTCAAAATCTGCCTGAACACTTTGGAACGGGGTTTTCAACACCACAAAGGGGGTTTCAATCGTACTATCGGAAACCGAGAAAGAATAATACTTTCGATGCCAATTTTCTAGCCGTTCCCGTCCCGACGGGGCTTCCCAATAGGAAAGGGGGATAACCTGATTGCCTTGAAAAGTTTCGTCTTCGTCCCGATCTTCGGGTTCCTCTATCAACGTCACCACCCCGTCCGCAAAATGCCAACGGTTGTAGCGGGCCTTTTTCCACCACAAAACCAACCGGTTTTTGTCGGGGTTCGGGGTCGGGTTCGGCTCCAACCACACCCGATTCGGCAACAGGTCGCCACGCCGAACCATTCCCAAAAACAAGCTCAAAACTTGATTCTGGAAGGCTTCGCCCTCTTTGCGGGTAATCTCCACCCATTCGGCTAAATGACTCACCAAATTCGTATTAAATTCTTGCATGTTTCTAGGGGGTTCGGGTTATTTCGGCTCTGGCAAAGTGCAAAGAAATTCGGAGATTTTACCACGAACAACAATCGGGGAACCGGCTTCGTGATAACTTTCACCCACCAAAACCGTAATAGTTCCCCCTGTCATCTTGAACAATAACCAAAGATTGTTTTCGCTGTCGGGAATCCGCAAACGAATCGTCAAATCGTCTTCGCTTACCCCGATTTCATGGCTCAACCGAAAATCGAAATCGCAGAAAAAGCCAATAAGCGATTCCACGACGGCCACCGTATTACACAAAGCCTCATCCAGATATTCGGCTTTACTAACGGTAAAACCCATATACAAATTTTGTATCTTGGATAGCGTTTTCTTAAAAACAATAGCGTTCGAGAATCGTTTTGTAAAATTCATCGGCTCATTATACCAAAGATAGGCGAAAAAGTCAAGGCGATTCTGTTTGAAAAGAGGTAGTGTAGTTCTGTCGCTCGTTGGGGCCGACTCGCCAACTCAAGATAAAAGAGAGGTTAAACAATCGAACCCCACCAACAAAATTATCAAAAAGGTAGTCGTCAATAACGGGCATTCTTTCAACTCTGATTTTTGTAAAATACTCAGGAAAAACGAATAGCCCGCTTGGTAAAGTACGCTCCCAACTCAAAATGGCCAAGTAACGGTCAAGATGTTGATTCCAAACTCCCCGAAATTCTTTCTTTAGGAACCTTTGGGCCGTTATCAGTTCTTCGGGGGTCATGTTTTGGCTTCGGCTTCGGGTTCGGGGGGTGTATGTTTGTTGATGTTTTCTTCGACCGAAAGGACGAAATTGGTTATCGTTTGTTCGTCGAAATTGGTAAACTGCTCGATAAGTTCGGCCATCCGTTCCCCGTGTCGCTCAATCGCCACCACGATATGGCGCAGACTTGGAACGGTACGCGATTTCCAAAAGGTTTGGAGAGTTAGGCCGTTATCCAAATCTGTGGGCCGTAGCACAATGTAAATTTGGTCTTGACCTTCTCCGAAGACTTGGACAATAGGAAGGTTCTTGATAAGTTCGCTTGCGGGTATCGCAACGATTTCAGGGTTTGGGGTTTCGGGATTTGTTTCAGGATTTGACATAGTTTTGGCTCCGTAAGTTTTCCAAATAATACGGGATAACCTTTTTTGATTCAAGGGGTGTTTTATGTTTGATACGTCCTTCCCGATTCCTGACCTTGAAATTTCGATTATCAAGTTAATCGCGCCCGACCACGATTGGAATGTTTGGTATCATCGCTTCAAGGAAATCGCTAAACGGCTCGAAACCTCTAGCGATTCGCTGAACGCATTCCTACAAAACAAATGGAATGACCTACGAAATTCGTTGCAATCGAAGGCCGCTTTCGTTTGTGCTAATTTCTTCCAACTGAGAACCAAAACATCAAATCGGGTTCGGCTTCGAGAGATTCAGGCCGAACGGCTCGCCGATCTTTTAGGCGAACTTGACGCCTTTGATTTGGGGATAGGCCATAGCTTGATGTTCGCGGGTGAATTTGGTTCCTTTGGAAAATGGGAAACGATTGCCAAGACGGTCGGCGAAATGATTAAAAAAATTCAGGCGATAGACTATGGACGGATCGACGGCAACCGGCTTGCCATTCGGGAAGAAATTTTTGTCATCGTCCAACAACTCACCTACCAACAGGATACCGTTATCCTTGCCCGTCTGTTTGCGTTCCTCGAAGGGAAAAACAAGACTTCAATCAAAATCCTGTTCGAGAAAAACCACCCCATATGGGAACTTCAAAACAAACCCATTGAAGACAGGAACGGCTACGAAATCGGGGCCACTACGGGCCAAATCGAATTTATAATTGACCACGTCGAAAATCGGGTTTATTTTCGGCGCTTGGGCAAAAACATCTACAACGAACTTTTGCGGGCCAACGGGTTCACTTGGAACGGTCGGCGCTGGTCTCGCCCTCTATCCAGTGTGGCGATTATCGCGGGCAAAAAAATCGTGGAACAAATCAAAAAAAATGGTGAACAAATAGAAGAATGCTCAGTTTAATTTCTTTCTGTATCCAATGCTGTTTTGCCCTCGCTCTTATGGCGCTTGGCTTCTTGGCTCTGCACGGGCTCTATTATGCCCTGTGTTGGCTTCTGGACAAACTTCCCGACACCGAAGAAAAGGAAGATTACAAAGAACCCCCTTCCCCCTATGACGGCTTGTAGGGGCCAAAAGTTTTTCTATTTATTTTGCAAATTAGTATTGACTTTCTTTTCATTGTGGTATATATTATAGGTATACAAAACAACAAACACCCCAAAGGGGTAAGGAAAAGTAAGATGACAACTATCAAAGTTTGGACAAAAGGAAACGACAACGGAAACGCTGACAATGTTGGCAAAGCCTACGACGGGATGTTCGGGTTTGAAATGACGGCTTGGGGTTGGGATTGGTTCGAGTTGACCAGTAACTCCGAAGAGGCCAAAACCGACGCTTACGAAATGGAATATGAACTTCAAGACAACAAAGAAATCGAAACTTACGAAACCTACAACTAACACCACTAACACCCCCGAAAGGGAAAGGGAAATTTATGAAACTTGTACCTAGTCGCGCTTATTTGAAAATCCAAAAAGACGCTGAACTCTGTGAAATCGAAGGCCGTAAATTTATACAGGCCACGGCCACCGTTCAAGACCTCGAACCCAAACAAGAAGGGGTTTTTCTTATCGTGAGTTCGGAACTCATCCACCACATTAGCTCGAAGGAACGTCCCGACGTTTTCGCTATCGACTGGCGCGGGGTCTGTTACCAAACGAGTTAGGGAAAAGAAAAATCTCAAAATAATTTCCAAATCAGCATTGACTTTTGTTTTTAGTGGAGTATATTATAGGTATACAAAACAACTGAAACACCTGAACAAGGAAACCAAGAGATGAACGCTAACACTAACAAGACCTTCCTCGAAACCGTGACCACCACCGAAAAGAACCTGATTCTTTCGGCCATCGCCAAACACTACGGGATTACCAACAACGAAGCCCTCGAAGAGGTAACAAACCCCGAAGCCGAAAACATTCTGGACTATCTGACGGGCCAAACTCGAAACGTGGCCTTTGGATTGTACCGAAAACACGGGTTCAAAATCTAACCCGAACGATTCGCCCCTTATTCTTAAACCGCCCGAATGGGCAAAGGCTGACAATGTTTCTTTCTTTTGAATCGTGGCGCGAAAACGAAGAAAGCCAAAACGATTTTGCAACGGCTACGGATCGATACGACGGCTTACGGGGGGAGTTCTCCCCGTTTGACGATTACCCCGAAGAGGCTTATCATCCAGAGTTCGGGCTTTATCAGGAAGGGGCTACTTCCCCTTGCTACCCGAATTACAAAAAGACACCCGCAAGCGAAATCCCTTTTTAACCGTTCGCCCGTTCAGGATACAAAAATGACAATCGAAATGAGGTTTCACGACACCGGAACCGCCGAAGATTACGCAAATCGTTACGGCTTGACGATCACGGAAACCAAGTTAAACCGTGTCACTTTTGAGGGGGAACTTTACGAACACCAACAAAAGGAACTTGAGAAGGAAATAGAGTACGACGACAACGTGATTGCTCTGGAATATAAATAATTTTCAGAACTCGGACAAATCGAAATTACCCCCGTTAGTTAGGGGTATGAAAACCACACTTAAAGCACGGCTCGAAAAGACCATTCGGGAACATCTTACCCGCGAAAAACTTCTGACACCGACACCCGAAACGGTTTGCGGGGATTTGTTCGTTTGGTCGGAAACAATGCCCGACGTTCCCCAATTCTGGCTATTGCTTCGAGAACACCCCGACACCCCGCAAACGGTTTGCCTTATCCCGTTGGACGATGTTACGCTCTGGCAAAATATCGGAGATTTAGAACTTCCCTACGACCTCGCAAACGGGTCTTGGGTCGCACGGGGTAGCGACTGCCTTTGGGTGTCCCGCTCGTTTCTCGACACGGGCAAACGGGTCAAACGGCTTCCCGAACCGGCACTAAAGCTAATTCGTAACCACATGGCGAACCTCGTTCGGGGTCGGCTCGAACGGCTCCCCATCCACGACGAACAAAACGACGAACGAACCGAGTTTTTTCAATCGCTTGACGCTAACCGAAATCAGTTGGAAAAGTTGGCTCAATCTTAATATCGTAAATGTTCGGCATCATCTCAGAAAGACACCCGAACGAATAGCTTTTTTGCTCGGAAATAAAACCGGTACACAAAGGAACGGTATCGGCTTCCTCTCGAAAAATCTGGACGGCTATTGGGTATTTGTCCACCGCAAAAAAAGCGGTCGGGTTCCGCTCGAAAATCAGTTTCGTGACCTCTGCCACCTGAAAGCGGTTCGGCTTCCAATCCCCTGTAAAATTCAAATAAAGCTCGACGTTCTTTATCTTCACGGATTCATATTTTCGGCTTGGCTTTCCATCCTGCCAATCGAAAGGCCGAACGCACCTATCCGACGAAATCACCCGAAAAAACAATCTCATAAGAACCCCCAAAAAATCATTAGACCACCCACCCCCCAAAAAGTCTAGCCCGAAAATCTCTAAAAATTCTCTGGAATTATTTTATTTTGGTGTTGACTATCTCGATAATAAGTGTATATTAAAGGTATACAAAACACCAACCGAGTTAAGAACTCAAGGAAAAGTAAAATGACCAACGCAAACAACTACGCCGAAAACCTCTCCGAACACATCGACAACGAGTTCGACAACGACCTCGAAGGATTCGGAACCGCCCCCGAAAACGATTTCCTTGAAGACCTCGACGCTAACAAAACCGAATACACCGCCAACGACACCGAATGCCCTTTCTAATCGAAGGAATCGCCCACCTAAGAAATTTTGAAATCTTTCCGGTTTTGCTGTCATTCTGGAAGTTCAGCAAACCTATAGAAGTGACACCAAACAAAGAGGATTTTTGAAATGGCGAATTACAACTATGACAACGGTTTACGATCAGGGGGTCGGCGTCCGCGCCTTTGGTTTGCCCGTGGCGAAGAGGTTTTGAAATTTTCGGGTAAGACGGAAACCGGTTGGTATGCTGTCACCCGCGAAGAATACATCAAGAACGGCAAATGGTCAAAAACCGAATACGTTCTTTTGTTGGCCGACGGAGTGCGGGCTATCGAACTTCTTTCCCCCCTACACGGCACATGGGGGCAAGACCTGAGTTCTTGGGGGGAAGTCTCGAAGAAATTAGGTATAAGCCTAATCAATGCCCGTAAAATCGTCCGCGATGCTTACCCCCCTCAAGCCCTGAAATTTGATGAAATTGAGTCTTTTACTAACCCGTCTCCATTGGAGACAAAAACGGGGAACACCCCCAAAGAGGAAATTATGTTTGTGAACTTAACACCCCACGAAATTTACATCGTGGATGGGGAGAAAAAAACCATCATCCCAACTTCGGGGAAGGTCGCCCGTGTCGCATCGACGAATGGAACCCAGATAGAGGGGGTTCTTTGGACGGGAACGGTTTACGGGGAAGTTATCGACCTACCCCCACCGGAAACCGGCAAAATCTTTATCGTGTCGGGTTTGGTCGCCGGTCGGGTTGGGGCCACCCGTGACGATGTTTTTTCACCCGGAACGGGGCCAAAAGACGAAGCCCTACGCGATGAACGAAACCAAATTGTCGGCGTGACGCGCTTAATTCGCTCCCACTAAACAAAACAAATGCCTTTGACTTTCTCGAAAAGGTTTGTATATAGTAAACAAGCCTTAACGAGAAATTTATGCAATCTATCAAAATCGAACCGCTAACAAAGCGCGGGCGCGTGTCTCGACTGTTAGGTTTAACTGCTCCTTCTGTTTACCTTGAACATCCGCTAGGCTCGACGGCCACCACCGATACAAGCGGGCTTTTTCAAATTGTGAACATCGAAGACGACGGGAACCGTTACCTTTCCTATTTGTTGGTATTTGAATGGCTTGGCGCTCTTTATTCGGTCGCTATTTCTAAAACCAATGCCACGTCGATTTGCAAAGCCCTTAACGAATTTGAATTTGAACAAATCGTAGAAATCCAAGAAATCAACGACACCCCGACGTATCGAATCCTCTACCCGTCCGAAATCTACAAACGGGCCACCCTGCAAAAACACAAAGACATTTTGGAAACCGTTTGGGGCCAACTCAAAAACCTCGAACCCAAAGAAGCGCACATCATCATTAACCGAATCCGTAAGCGAATCCAAACCCCAAAACGAACCCCAAAATAATTCCCTCTTATTTTTCTTTTTGGTGTTGACTTTCTTTTAGAGAGGTATATATTATAGGTATACAAAACAACTGAAAGGAACCAAGACCATGAAGATTATCAAAAGCAAAGCCTCGATCAAAGAAACCCGAACCCTGTTGGGTGAAGTTGGAGGGCGCAAGTTTTTCAAAACCAAAGTTGAGGTTGTGGATTTGGAACGCTCCGAACCGGATACCAAATACATCGTAACCCCCGACGTGATTCGCCTTCTTAGTTCGATGCTCCACCCTGACGTGTGGGCCGAAGACGCTGAGGGTAATTTCTACCAAATGTAACAAAGAACGGATTTCGCCCCTAACCTAAAAGGAATTTTGATATGAGTGATTTTCGAGTTATCGCTGCGGGTGTCGAACACCGAACAAAGGCCGAATCTGTCGAAGAAGCGATTTACGAACTTTTCCGGCTCGACGGTCTGGAAGAGGTTCGGGAAATCTTCGGGGATATGCTCGATAGTGACCAAAGAATCACTATCGAAGAGAATGGGAACCCGATATTTGAACTCTTTGGAGTGGACTAAATGACGATACCGGAACGGGCTATAGAACTTTTGCGGGCTTTTGATTGGGGCTATTTCCTCAAAGAAAAGTATTTGGCGATTATGGAAGCCCTCGAACAAGAGGGTTTTCTACCGGAAAGGGATTTGCTCGCTTCCCTTGACCTTTTACGGGGGCCACCGGTTTCGATTGACGGGATTGCCTACCGGCTTTATTACTCGCCCTATCATTACCGGTTCCAAGTCCGTAAAACGGCTCCCAAAGGCGAATTGGACGACATTATGCAAAGTCCCGATCTTGGCTTAATTCTAAGCGAATGGCGGGCCTTTCAAGCGAAAGAACTGGACGGATTGCAAACAAAACTATCGGTTCGGTTTGTTGGCCTTGTGCCACAAATACCAAAGATACCACCCCAAACCTAGAGGATTTTATGGCGCGCATCGTGTTTCAAATGACCGAAGGAAGATTCCATCGTTGGCTCCGTGAGGGAAACGAAGTTTTTAGCCTACCGTCCGAATCGCTTTACAGTCCGCACCCGAACCACCCGAACTATAAACTTTCTGAGGAAATCCGCTCCATAGTCGGCGGGCCTTTAGAACGGATTTCCTTTATCAAAACCACCACCAAAGAATCGAGAAGTTTAGGGATTTGTCTGGAAGATTACGTGGTAAAAATGGCGCGAAATCCTTCCTATGTTGTTGTACGCTTGGGAAACTTACCCCGCTCCCCGCTTCAAAGTATTTTGCCGATTTTGGAGAGTGAGGATAGTCTTGGTTTTGTTCGTGCCATCAAACAGAACCCCGACGACTACGCGCCCAGAAGCATTTATGCCGATTGGCTCGACGGGAAAGCCGACGGACTACCGATGAACGACGGACGTATCCCCCCGTTACGTTGGCGGGCTGCATGGTTCCGACAAGAGAAAGAGAAAGCAAAAATCGATCCGATAGACGTTCACCATTACTTCAATGGTCACTATGGGGAGAATCAAAAGGTTTGCGGGTCGCAACTGCTTTTCTTTGCCCAAATGCTCGCTTTGGGTTTTGACATTGTCCACACCGAAAGCCGAAATTCAGATATTCCGTTTTTGTGTCCGGCACTAGAAAAATGGTTTTTGCACTTGGATTTTCACGATAACGGGGCCATGCAATGGCCTTTGAAAGAACACCTAAACGAACCGCGTTCAATCGCTCCTTTGTGTGGTGAAACGATTCCCGTGCTCTACAATTTCCGAGAGAGTTCAAAAACTTGGCTAAATATCTCGAAGGTTTTGCGGGTCAATCCGTTTCGGTATCAGATTCCTTTTATGGAATTGGGCGGAAAAATTTTCCCGCTTATCAATCGAGTTGGTCAACAAAATAGCCATGAATCTTGCTACTATTTTGTCGAAACAATGTTTTGGGCTTCGAGACCAAGTTTGACCTATCAGCAAATGGAAGAACTTGGGCATTTCGTCCAACACGAAAAGCATACTTACAAGGCTCCCCGTTGGGCTCAGAATCTTGTCGAATCGGCTACCCGCAATCTTCTGGAAGATATGGGGATAGAAGAACCCTACCCGATCCGCTATTTCCGAACCTTTGAAGAGGGTCTAATCTTCCTTGACAAACTTAGTCAAATGGCTCTGCCACAAGCTCAAATTTAGGATTGACTTTTTTCAAACAAAAACCGATATTATTTATATCAACCTCTGAACGAGTAGGGTATGGCGAAAACTGTTTGCGACGGGATGAAAAAATACCTTATCGAAGTCGGTAGTTCTTCGGTCAAAACCGTTACCCCATTCTTAGAAGATATTGGGGTATTGGGTCGGGTTGATATGGGGCCAAAATTGTACTATTGGCGTTCGGTTCTAGAGACGGGGGAACGGGCTACTATTGAGGTTTGGCTATTCCCGAACCGTCTTTTTGCGGTCTATCGATTTTTGGCGGCTTCGGGTTTTCGACGTTACAAAATCAAGGCTCTGAACCTCAAGAAAAACAGTCCACCAAGAAGAGTTTCGCCCGTCGCTCCCTACCGAAAACCGATTCGCCCCAAACCTAAACGAAAAAGGTGATTTATGAATCTAATGATTTTGGCATACGCTCGGACAATGGACGAAGCGCAAGAGATTTCGGCAACGACCTTGAAAGAAGCGCAAGAGGTTGAACCGATTTACTGCGTTAATAACGGGGAAAACAAGGGTCTTTTCTGTGTCTCCAAGAAATTAAAAACGACCGAATCGGAAAAAGATTCGGATTTTATCCGTGTGGCTCGACGGCTCGAAGACGAACCGCGTGTCGTCGATCAAATTGTGCTTTTGAATTTGTAATTCGCCGATATTCGCCCGATAAACTGGATAGGAACTATGGAAACTTTGATTGGTTGGACAATTACCGTTGTGGCATACGCTCGCACCTTTGACGAAGCGCAAGAGATTTCACAAAACACCCTGCCCGATTTATCGGCCAACTATCCCCCTTGTCAAGTTTTGGCGGGTGGGAACAAGGGGCTTTTTTGCGTGAACAAAAAGCTCGAAGTGACTGAGAAAACCAAAGACAAAATTTCGCAAGACCTGAAAGTACGGCTACGGGCCGAACCGCGCGTGGTCGAATTTGCTATTCTGGTTGGCAAGAAAACCCGCAAACCCTTTATCGAAACCAAACGATGAAACCTTTTGAACCTGTTACCCAACTCCCTGAGAGTGTGCCACCCGCTCCACTAATCGCCACAAACGACGATAACGGGTTTGTGTTCTGTTATTTGTGCGGGTCGGTCATCGGCGGGCCTTTTGTCTGCCAAACGGTTTTGGATGCTTTCGTAGTTCGCCACATGAAGGAAGCGCACGACGTCCGGCTTGCCTACGCGCAAGATCAAAGAACGCAAGTCTATCGGGTTCCCCCGAAAAACAGTAAACCGTAAAAGCCAAAATCGGGATACGCTCGAACCGGATGTAGCGAACAATCTGGTTTCCTTTTGGCTCGAAGTTTGATAATTTGGGAACTGAAAAATAAATGCCGACGGTATGTAGGGATTGAAATATCTGTTACGATATTCTGAGTGAAAGAAAATAGTATCATGGCGTCCACGGGTTAAAGTTTCCAAAAGGAAACAAAACCACCATGAAAAACGGCTTTCCCCCGAAATACTATCGTTTGAAGGTTTTGGTTTTGTCGCACCCTGCGGCCTTGAATTGGGTGAGGAAAGCCAAAGTTTACCACCCCAAAAACCTAACGACGCTCGATGCCACCGGTCACGGCGATGAACATTTGTTGACCTTCTTTATAGCGCTGACCGAATACCAAAGGTTTTCACTAGAAGAGAGTCTGAAAATCGACCGCGAAGTCACGGACTACGAATTTAGAAGGAACGGTAAACTATGCTAAAAATTGGCGCTCCCCCGAACCTCGTTATTGATTTTTTTGCCGAACTGGATAGCCCAAACGCACCCCCCGAAATCACAAGAAACAAAAGTCGGGCTACCTGCCAACTATTCGATAATACGAACCCTGAAAATTATTTCGATTTCTTGGAATGCTATTCGGGGCTTTGGGCGGACATGGAATGGACGGGCCGAACGTGGGATTTCGTCCACCCCTTGAACGAATGGACATATTTTAGCGCCCGTTTTAGCACGGCGGGCGATCCGATTTCGGGCTTTGTTATCCTGTTCATTGGCGGGGTTTTGGATACCGGTAGGCCGATCCTCGAACTCTCCTATCAACCAATGAACCAAAACCAATATGTTTGGTTTTACCGAGACCTAAGCCAAAACACGGATTTACTCTATTTGGATCGTTGGCTCCGAATGGTCAACGAGTCAAGACAACTTGATAATCGCCTGCCCGAATCTTCCATCCTCTACCCAGAAGATAGGGAATAGAAAGCGCTCCTTTGCCCGTCCGAACACCGTTGACGGTCGGGCTGTCGTCGATCAACAAAAACCCGTTTTCCGAGAGAACCGATTCGGCTAATTGGGCTTCAATTAGCCCGTGTTCGGCGCTTCCGGGTTGGTCGGTGTCCAGAGAGTCCAGATAAATCAAATCCATCTTTTGGCCTTGCGATTTCAAACCCTGCAAATAGTCGGTCGAATTGTTGTAAAAAAGTTCCACATGGGGCCGGAACGGGGCCGTAAGCCTTCGGGCTATCTCCAAATGCTTGTGGTCATTGTCCACACTGATAAGACGACCGGCTCCCCGTTGCTTCAAGTGCAATCCCATAAGGTAGGTAAAATACCCCGCGCTCCAATCGTCCGGCGAACGGATACACCCCGTTTCTACGACGTTGGGAGACGCGAAACGCTCATCGAGTAGGTTCAGGGCATAAAGTAGCGATTCCCGACGAACCCCCCCGTAACGGGTCGCTAATGCGCGGGAATCGCAATTCACAGGGTTAAGGATTTTTTCGGCTACGTCTGAGGATGGTATGGCTTGAAGTGCGCCACATTGTCCGGTTTTGTGGGTGGGGCAAGGTCTGCTCCATGCGCACCCCTGACACCCCCAACCGCTTGCGCTTACCCCTGTGATAGTTGGGGCCATTTTGCCAAACACAAAAGAACTGTGTAGGTGAGTCATAATAGCGACACCCTGCACCCCATAGAGTCCGGCAATATGGGTCATCCCTGAATCGATGCCTACAAACGCTTGGGCGTTGGCGATAATCCGGACGGTGTCTTCGGGTGAGTGTCCATAGTGCCACGTTGCATAAGTCGAACCAAAATAATCGGCAAGCCGTTGGCCGTCTTTGCTCTCGCCGATGATTCGGGCGTGAAGGCCGTTTTCAATGAGTTTTGAAGTCAATTCTTGAATCTTCTGAATCGGCCATTGTCGGGATTCGGAGAGAGAGAACGGGGCAATAACGCAATAGGGCGGATCGAACGCTCCGAAGAAGGGCGGGGGTTTGACGGTGTTAGGGCGGGCGGGTTCAAAAAGGGGAATCCCCATGAAATCGGCTATCGCTGCACAATACCAGTCGGCGCGATGAGGGCAGACACCACCGGCTGCCGAATGAAGTTGACCGGCATAATTGATATTACAATCAATCCCTGATTCGTCATTATCGACAATCTCGACATTCGGGAAAGATGCCCACTTGAACCATCCCTTATCGTGTCGGGATTTCATAACCACGTCATAGCCTTTTTGGGCCAAACCGCAACAGGCTTGAAACTGCGACACGGCGTCCCCTATCCCCATCCCCGACGTTTTAACGTGGATTATGGGGAGTTGGTCGGGGTCTTCGGGTGAGTAGTCACGGCAAGAGGGATTGCAACTATGACAAGAGCACACCATACCATGCCCTTTTTCACAATGCACCCAATCGCGGGTATTGTCGGGGGCTACGGGCGGGGTAATTCGCGCCCCTCGATGCAAACACAAAGAAACCCGTTTCGGGCGGACGTTTTCGGATTTGGTTGGCAACGAATCGAAAAATGACCTATATTCGGCGTTGGTGACGTAAAGCTCGCAAATACGGCACACCTTGACGAATTTTTTCGGGTCTTCGTGTTCTTTGTAACAAGGTCTTGGCATAGTTTTAGGGGGTTAAAGTCACTGTGAAAAAATCAAGGGCTGTTGTACCAGAACACCAAACACAAGCAGGCATATTGGAAAACACAAACACAAACGGGCTACAACTCCCGCTCGATACGTTGGCCGTTGCTCCACCGGGGGGGCAAGTCCCAAACGTGGTCGCTACCGTATGGAATCGCCAAAGTCCACCCGAACAATCGAGTTGAACGGCGTTGGAGTTTCCGCAAATGGTAGTTCCACCGGCGCTCGTCCAAACGTAGGCTCCGGGGATGCCCGAACGGTTCATAACAAAACTTGCACCATTTAAGCAAGTGCAAGCGCCGGACGCACCCGAAAAAGTAGCGGTTATCGTGGCGGGCAAAGAGGTATCGGGGCAACTGACGCACGTTGGCGCGCTTCCCCCCGATCCGCTTCCACTTCCCGAACCTGAACCGCTCCCCGATCCGCTTCCACTTCCTGAACCCGAACCACCCGACGGGCAACAGTTGGCGGGGTTCGCTGTACAAAAAGCATTTCCGGGGGGGTCGGCTGTGGGAACCAAAACCGTAATGTTTCGCGTTTGGACGGTGAACCCCGAAACAAGGGTTCTGCCCGAAGAACTGCCTGAACCGCTTGACATGGGAACCTATGGGGTAAGGGTGAGGGTTACGTTATCGGACGGCGAAGCGAAACTACAAAAAAAGCAAGCGCTGATCGTGAACACAAACGCAAACGGCGAACAAGAACCACTTGAGAGAGGAACCACACCCAACGGGCTTCCGCAATAACTCGACGAAAACAACAAGACCCATTCGGGGGGTATCGCTCCATTACAGTAAAGTTCCATCGCGTTCGAGTTCCCGCAAATCGTTGGCGCTGCTTGCCACCGATATAAGCCCGGCGAACCGATTCGGTTCATAATAAAACTTGTATTCAAACAAGTGCAAGCGCCGGTTCCCCCCGAAATCGTGGCCGTTATCGTGGCGGGTAAAGAGGTGTCGGGACAACTCGAACAATTCGGAACCGCTCCCCCACTCCCCGATCCTGAACCCGATCCGCTCCCCGAACCTGAACCACTGCCTGAACCCCCCCCGCTCCCCGACGGGCAACAGTTGACGGGGTTGGTTACGCAACTTACGGAGTTCGTGCCACCGGTTACGGCAATAACCGTAACCGCTCTTTGCTGAACGGTGAACCCCGAAAGCCGTGTTCGGCCACTACTCGAACCACTGGACATTTACCACCCCATCGCCAACGAAACGTGATAGGGCTTGGTTACAAACGATTCAATACCTAATTGAGTAAGTTTGTTAATCATCAAAACACCAATTTGATAATCTGGCTTAATGATGCCCGCGCTGACGGCGTAGGCTCTGATTTGTTCCAGTGTAGCGCGGGGTAAGGTCGCAAGGTGAGATTGAGTCAAAAGGGTAAGTTCGGCTTGAAGGGCGTTTAGCCAACGGCCTTTGACTGCGTCCGTCAAGAGGTTGGAAAAATGGGCGTCCAGAATGATTTTAGAAAAGTTATCGACGCAAACCGAAATCGGTACGGGGTCGGGCGTGGCCTTGATGTTTGGCAACATTAGCAAATCGAAAACCCCTTGCGGGTCGGATTTGGCCCGTGGTAGGGCATAGGTCGGCGAATTATTTATCTCGTTCTTGAGGGTGTTGTGCCATGCGTTTTGATAGGTTGATAGCGATTCGGTGAGTTCGGCCACCTGCGAAACCAAAGAATCGTATTGTTTGAGGTATGGCGTCATTTGTGCAATACGCGCCCGCATAACTTCGATATTCGCTTCCTGATTTACCCCCAAATTTTGGTAGCTTGTCAGTGCGATAACGATTTCGTTTATGAGGTCTTGGCTTAGGGGCTTCCCCGAAACAATCCAAGAAATAATATCGTTTGTTGTCATGCGCCAAACCTCTGTCAATCCATTGGATGGAAAATTTCATTCAAATCGTCTTGCGGGTATCGCAAATCATGGTTATCATTCAAACCGAAAGCCAAAGTTAAATTTTCGACGTAAAACGGCTCCCAATTTGTTGATTGGTCGGCCAAAAGAGAAAATATCTCTCGACTGATCGAGAGATATTGGACAATGTTTTTGGCATACCCTAAGAAGGGAACGGAGTTCAGAGAACCCATAACTTTTTCGATCTTGGCGGGCTTTGCGGTTTTACCATAAATCCATTCGTAGGGAACTCCCACCCATTGCAAAATGAAACCGTTTTCGGTTTCGGTTTTTTCTAATCGGGGTTGGTAATCGGCCACCCGTTCCCTAATCGATTGACAAAGGGTCTCCCAACGGGCAAGGGTGTCGGGTTCCATGACTTCGGCAAACGATATAATTTCTGGCTCTTTCATAATGATTTCCTATCACGTTTTGACGGCCCACCGGAAAACAATAGAAGGTTGCATGTTTTCGTGGGCGGTTCCGCTCCCGCTCGAAGCTGTTGTGGTATCGAGACCGGTAGCGTTTATAAATCCACCAACGGCATTCATTGCAAATGCCAAAGTTCCACCGGCGGCATTCGCTACGGAAAATCGGTTTGCCGAAAGGGGGGCGTGTGTGTGTGGCCCGTTATTGCCACTAATCAAGGCCACACTCTCGGCCCCTAACGTAGCGGCCAAAGTTCGCAAAGTGAGGCCCGAACCGGTTCCCGCTCCGATAATCGTTCGGCCCCGGGCGTCGGGCAAACCGAACGTCGTCGAACCGTTCCCGTTCCCGTATAACGTCCCCACATAAGAAAACAAGGTCGAATACGTCGAACGTGAGATATTACCCCCGACAAGTTCCAAATAACCCGTTGGAACCGTATTGATAAAAGCCACTACGGTTCCCGTGGCTACCCCCGTACTGGAAAGGGTTGTCGGCGTCCAGTTCGTTCCGTCGAAAATCAGGGCTTGGCCCGTGGATGGTACGGAACTCGAAATTCCGTATCCCCGAAGTTTCACAACGGACAAAGTTGGGGCATTTCCCGACACATCCCCACCAAAGGCATCACCTGCCCAAATCGAATTATCTAGGGCATAGGTCGGGCAAACGCTCTCTACAACCGTCATCGGGTAGGCGTAGGCATTTTGGCTTGTCCAGTTGGTTACACCGCTTCCACTCCCCGATCCACCGCTCTCACCCGATCCGCTCCCCCCTGAACCACTGCCACCCGATCCACTGCCACCCCCGGAACCGCTTGCACCTGTCCCACTCCCCGAACCTGAAAGTAAATCCCGAAGCGCCTTAATATCGAGAGAAATCCGTTGGGTATTCCCCTGTAGGTCTAAGGCATCCATCAACGGCGGGGCAACTTTGACACGAACCCAATTCGTGTGCATTTGGTTCAAAAGTTCCGCTTGTTGACTGGTTAGTTTTCCCTGTCGGAACGGTCGGTTCATCGTTGCCATACTCGCCCCTTATGCGTTCCAATAAGAAAACAACTGTTTGAAATCGGTTTCCTGAAAAAGTTTGCGTCCTGTGGTCGGGTTCCCGTTGGACGTGGCAAGGTAGTATTTCAAGAAGGTATTGTTATTTGCATCAACCGAACGAACCACCAGCAAATTATGGCCCTTATAGGTCGATAGCGCCACCCCATTAGAGGGGTTAAAATACTTGAAAATAAAAGTAATATGGTTGGCATTGTATCCTTGCCAATCCGTCGTCTGTAGGGGTATCGGAAAGCGAACCATCGAATACGAATCAAACAAGAGAGTTCCGGCGGGATACCCCATAAATACCGAATCATTCACACACCCCAAACGGGATTCGATTTTTACCGGCGCTCCGCTCGAATCATGCGTCCACTCTTCGGGAACCTGTAACCACTCCAAACCGATATCGGCTTTGCGTTCGGGGAACGGGATAACGGTACGCACTTCCTGCCCGACGTTGTCCCCTTCGGCCCACCGCATTAGCCCTTCTTCAAGGGTGAGGGCGTCTGAGGTCGGGGTGCGAAACCGGCGACAATAGCGCGTCCATTCCTCGTAAACCCCCGTATCCAAATTGAAGATTTCCGAATCCGAATAAACGTCAAACGTGACCGGCGCAAATTCCACGTTTGCTATCGCTTTTTTATAGCGGGCGGTTTCGCTTTGAATCTTCCATTCAGGGTCGGCGTTTCGGTACTCTTTGCCCGCAAACTGTATCCCCTGAGTAGTCGCTTTGCGGGCGTAGAGGTTTGGGTAACGGGGATGGTGTAGCGGTATCTCTCGACGCAACCGCGCTACCTTTAACCCTGTGGACGGGTCTACGTTATAATCAACGTAAGAATAACCAACTGACCACATTTCAAAATTATAGCGGTCATCGTAGTCTTCGGTATTGACAAGGTAGGAAATCGGGCTTAGGGCGTCTTCGGGTGTAATCGTTGTGGAGTTAGGTTCGTAGCTCCCTACCAACTCTTTGAGGTAATCAACCGAATACGATGGAAGGGTTGAGAATCTTGGGTTTGACATTATTGAGTTGTTTCCACGGCTTGTTGTTGCTCGAAGATACCCGACCCCATTTTGCGAAGAATTTCATCGATCCCATCTTGTACCGTCTTATCCATTTTTTCAATGGCTTTGACTTCGGGACTACTCCCCGACTGTGCGGAAAGTTGGCGGGCGCGTTGGCCCACTTGGGCAAAACTCATGGAACTCACTTGGGCAACGGCGGCCCCGACTGAGGAACGGTTTTCGGTCTTGCCCGGAAGTTTACCGGCGTCCCCGATCCCAAACAAATCCCGAAATCGTTTCGGTAGCGATTGAATCACTTGGCGAATCTGCAAAATTACTTCTTTGATGGTCTCCACCACCGAAACGATAGCGTCAACAAACATTTTGATATAACGCACGGCCACCGAAATTACACCCTTGAGAACGTCCCCCAAGAGGCTCGCAAGAGTTTGGACAATTTCCCGAAAGGCATTCCCTATATCGGTAAAAATGCCCTGAATCTCTTCAAATAATTCGCCAAACGCTTGTTGAAGAGGCTCGAACGCTTTACCAATCTCCTTGAATAAACTAAAGAGTTTCCCGAACTCCTCGAAAACCACCCCGAATGCCGATCCTATCGTCTCAAACAATTTCGCAAGCAACGTAATCGGAACTTCGAGAACCTTGAGGGCTACGGTTAAGGGCATTAAAGCCACATCCAAAACCTTAGATATTACCCCCACCAATCCCCAAAACATCGACATCGCCACATTGAAAAGTTTAATAACTATCATAATAATAGTTATTAGGGGCTTGATGGTTTCGAGTAAGCCATTGACAACCGACATTAAAGCGCCTAACTGAACCATCGTGGCCTTGAGTCCGTTTTCGGCAAGGTCTCGAAAAATCGGGTAGAGGTCTTCTAAGGCTTTGGCAAACTCTTCGATAAACTCCGAAATCGGCCCTTTGAGTTGCTCGACAATTTTGAGCATTCGCCCAAAACCTTCCTCGGAAATTTTGGTTAGTAACTCCAATAGCGGTTGAAGTGTTGTAAGAAGTTCGCCCGCGATAACGGCGCTGGCTGCGGATATTTTGCCCGCAAGGATAACGGCGTTAATTGCAAACTGTGCCATCCCCTGCAACATCTTCTTAAATTCGGGTGAGGAATTGAGAAGGGCGTCGGCAAGTTGACGAATCAATTTCGTTGCATTGGTGAGAACCGGCGCAAGTATTTGGCCGAAAACCGCTTGGAAATCGCGGGCAACCATCTGGAAGCGGGCGTAGGTCGCGGGGTTCGAGAGGGCTACGAATTGGCCGACCATCGAATCAATCGATCCAATGGTCTTTTTGACCACGTCCCCCAACTTGGCAAAGGTATCGGAAAGCGATTTGAGTTTGTCGGCAATCTCTTCGGCGTTGAGTTTCCCCCCCACCTGTTTCGCGGCTTTGAAGGGGCTGTTTCCCTTTGCCATCACCTACCCCCCAAAGTTACTGTGTCAAGAAGTTAAAACCGTTGCGAACGTATTCTTGGGCTTTCTCGATAGGTAGATTTTCCCAATCAATCAAGAACGGGCTTTCCCCCTCTTGGCCCTCTCCCTCTCCCCCGTCCCCTTCCATGCTGACCGGCTTGCCTGCGTTGACACCATCAAAACCGTAATCGTTCCGGCTTGTCGGCTGTCCCTTCTCCATTCGGGCAAACTCTTCGGCTATAATCAGTTCGGCGTCGATCTGGTCATCGTTCCAATCGGCCACTTCTGCATAACTCAACCGGCTCTCTTTACCGGCTGCAAGTCGCAAACGTATGTATTTCTCTTTGAAGGTTAGAGAATGCCATCTTTGCGAAACCCCGCGATCTTTGCTTTGGGGTCTCTCCCCTCACTGCGGGCTAGGCTTCGCTCCATGCTTGTCGTGATTGTTTTGAGCGCGATTTCAAACTCGGTTTGACAATCAGACAAAAACTCAAGGATCGTTTCGTCGTCGGCCTTTTCGAGTCCCACCACGAACGCGCGGACATTTTCATAAAGTCCTTCGGTTGAACCCATGAATAAAAGCCATTCGTCGTCGGTGATATTTTCCTTGTTGAGTTTGTCCACGGCTTCCAAAAGGAATTTGGTTCGGCCTTCTTCGGGCAAAGTTTCGGCAAGTTCGGCCACTTCCTTACGTTTCTTGGCTTTAATCACATGCTGATAATGGGCTTTCACCCGTTGCACCTTGTAGCGCAAATCGTAGCGTTTGCCCTTCCATTCAATGAACGGCGGAACCAAATTTCCTAACATCGTTGCTTCATCGGACATAATCGAAATCCTTATCGAAAACCTTTGGAAACCCGAAACCCGTTAGACACCAGTAAGCGTGATAGCGTTGACGTGGAAATTAAAGCTAAATGGCGCAAAACTGGCGACATTCTGGCTAATTTCATCACCCGCAATCACGACCGTAGCGACATAGCCGATATTGCCCGTTTTGCGTACCAATAGCGTCAACGAAATCGTCCCATCTTGGCCGGGGATAATACCTAAATCGGACGGCGCTTGGTCAAGGTTGAACCAACCTTTAACCGTTCCCGTAATTTCGGTTAAAGCGCTCCCCTTTTGCACAAGGCAAACCCCGTCCGCATCGACGGCGGTCTCGAACGTGGTTAGGTCGATTAGGGTCGGTTGGCGCGAAAGTGTCCATTCGCCCGTCCACTCCATATTTGCTGCGCCGATCTTCACCCGTCCATATTTTCCGGCAATCGGTGTAAAAGCCATATTCTAACCCCTGTTATGGTTTGCGGATACCTGCCAAAAAAAGGCGGACAAAGGCAATGTTTGTCCCGTCGGCGTTGGTAATCAAAAGGTTTCGGTTGGTATTCGTCACGGGAACCCCCGTCCCCGCATTGCCCGTGACGTAGGGGAAATTGGCATAAACGCTTTGTTTTCCGTCCCCTGTGCTCCAAAACCCTTGCCATCCGTTGGACGCATCTTTTGAGGCTACCACGCTCGAAGCGGTAATTTCGCTATCGTTGGCTTCCAACGAAACCACCATGAACTTAATAGCCTGAAAACCCGTTGTCGTGGCGGTCGCCATTTCGGTAAAACTCCAAAGGTCAAAGACCTGAGTTCCACCGGTCGCAATATAGAAAACCACTTCATGCAAGAGGTTGACCTGTCCCGAACCCGTCCCTTCCTCGAAGCTATAAAAAAAGCTATTCAAGGCGCTGGATAGGTTTGCGTCCGTGACACCCGTAGAATAAGGCTGTTGGGCGTTCCACTGAAAGTCGCCACGAAATCGCGCGGTCGAAATCGTCATGCTCATGGCGCTGCCACTCCTATCAAGGCGGGGTCGATCCGATCCGAAAGAATCTTGTAATAGAAAGCCATCGGCGACACAAAGAACCCTTCGGGAATCTGCTTTTCATCAAAGGCGGGGTTCAAATCGATTTGGCAATCGTGGCAAATATCGATGAGTTTGGGGCGGTGTAGAACCTGCCTAATCCATTGGCGATACCGAAAAATAAAGTCGGCCACCTTGTTAGAAAACTGTTGCTTGCGGTCTACCACGATCCATACGTTGACCTGCAACGAAATAAAAATCTGGTTTTCGTGGGTCTCAACCGCTACCCCTTCCCCGTCTAAGGCGTCGGCGAAATCCTCGTCCCCATACGTTACCAGAACACATGGAAGCGGGCGGTTCGGTAGCGGGTAGGGGGATGATTGAACCTCTACCATATTCTGTAGGTTCGGCAAACGTCGAATCGAATCGGCCACCGATTCAACTAAACGACCGTAATCAGATAATGGTAAGTTCTCGAACAATTTATTGGCTCAGTTTGTTAAATTCTTCTTCGCTGATAATCGGCAAGGGCTTCGGGCTATCGGGTATTTTGGGGGCTTGGCCTTCGGCCTCTTCGAGAACGAACCCATCCTTTACCATTACCTTTTTGGCGGGGGTGTTATCGAAGAGTTCCAAATCTATTTGGGTCGGGTTGGTGTTGTTGCACCGACATAAACCAATTTGATCGGTTTTTCCGGCTTGGGCTACTTTGTCGGTTCGGATTCGGCCATCCAAAACGGCCACCGTAACCGGAACCCCGTAGAGGTAAACCCCCGGAACGCACGGCATCAGAACGACACCCGAAACCATCACGGTTACGTCGTAACTTACCAAACCGTTAGGGTCTTTGGGTTTGGCTTGGCAAGCCACCACGAAACCCGCAAAGAACGATGCAAAAACTTCGCTCATCTTTTCGCTATCGCCGATAGCGACATCATCCGGCGGAATGATTTTGCCATCGCGTGCCATGACAAGCGTATGACGGGCAACCTTTTTGTCGCTGTGAAAGACCTTCGTTTTCCCTTCGGTGATAATCACAAAATTCGCTCCTTATAGGGGGGTGTCAAGTGTCCAATTATCATTGGTTGTTGAGAGTTGCGAAAAGGTCGCACCGGTCGGATAACCGGCGGGAATCAATACCAAATCCCCGCTCGTTACGGCCACGTTCGCCAACTCCAAACGGCGGTCGAACTTCTCGGTAAATTCCATATCCCACTGGTTCACGTTGGCGGTTCGGCTCAACAACCAAAATAAACCAATATCCCGATTAAAAACCGCTCCCCTGTCCCAAGAATCAATTTGGGCGGCCGTGTAACCCCGTTGGAATAACGCACCCCGAATATCCTGATAGGCGTCAAGGTTACATTCCGAAACCATGAAATCCTTGATAAAACTCTTCAAGTCGCCCACGTTGAAGACTTTCAAAACGTCCGCAAAACTCTGTTTGAGTTGGTCATCGGTGATAAAGGCCATACCCTAACCTCTGTTAGACAAACTTTTGGGGAATAATCGGCACACCGGCGGACGCGGGCGGAACGTCCCCTAATCGTGTTGGGTCGAACACGGGAAGGGCATTTTCTTCTAAGCGAAGCAAATCACTTAGAAGGTTTTTTGGTTGTGGGGGCGGTTGTGGTTTCTTCCACGGGGGCGGGAACCTCTTTTGAAGAATCCAGCAAACCAACCGGTGTAACTTGCGCCCCGCTCGCTTCCAAAACGGTTGACTTTTCTGCAACTGTCGTAGGAACCAAAACCGACTGAAAGACCACTTCTTCAATCGTCCCCATTTTGATAAGCCATGCGACGTCGCAACCTTGTTCGGTTAGGTAGCTCTCGGTAACGGGTTTACCGGCGGGAACCTGCGTGGTCGCGTTTGCCATGATCGTCGTTTTAACCGAAAAATAGCGTTCAGATGCTTTTGCCATGTTTGGCTCCAAAGTAAGAAAAAAGGGAACCTAACCGGTTCCCTTCCTGTATCGGGCGTAGGTTGTTAAAACTCTACCCCGTTAGACTGTCATTGTGATAATAGCGCCGGGGTAGAAAATCTTAATCCCCCCGTTCCACCCGTCGTGAACTTCGATCTTGCGCGGGACAACTTCCATTCCCCGATCCATCGAATCCACCACCAACGTATATGGGCCGGGTTCGGCGTTGGGGTTCGTTGCGTTTCTGGTCTGTGCCACTTCGCCGACAATCGCGTCATTCTTACGCGCACCAACAACCACCACCTTGTTATTAGGGATAAACAGGTTGTAGTTGGTTCCGTCGGTAGACCATGCCTCATGGTAAGCGATGATTTCGGGAAGGTCATTCGCTGCCAAAAGAACATTCAAGTCCTTCAAGGTATTGAACGTCGAACCCATATCTTTTCGCTTGCCACCCAAGTCGGCTGCGTTCGAGTTGGATAGCAAATCGTTTACCGTGTTCTGATTCATCAGCATTTTTGCGGACGCATCGAACCGAACGCTTTGACCGACTTTAGCCGTCGTGCAAGCGGTTCGGATGTTTAGCAAGGGCGTTGCTGTGGCGTAGGTCGCCCACGGGGTTCCGGCGGAATAGCTATTAAACGTATAGCTATCCGTGTGAATGATGTTCCCCATCGAATCCGTAGAGGTAAAAACCCCTGTCGTGAGTAGGGTCGAAATCATCCACCGTTGGCGGTCGATTCGGCGTTGTAAAAGTTGCTGTTGCAACTTGTAAACCAAATCCGAAAGATCGACCGGCGTTCCAAGAGTACCCGTTTGTCGTCGTTGGGTAATCTCTTGTTCGTCGATAGCGATAACGTCGGAGTATTGGCCGGGCTGCATTTGGAACCGTTTCACACCAACACGGCTCACACGTCCGGGCTGTCCCCCGATACCCCGCACGTTTTGGAGACCGACGAACTTGTCCATTTGCTCCCATGCCACCACCGCGGCATCGTCTTCAACGGCGGGAAACAATTTGAACAAAATATCGTCGGCCTGCATGACCGGCAAAAGGATTTGTTCAATCTCTTTTAGCTCGATACTCGACGGATACAAATAATTAGGCATAGCGCCTTTCCTCCCCTTTTAGTTTGTGAAAACCCCCGTTCCCAATCCCCACACCATCCACACCCGAAAACGGGTTAGTAAAGTTTGATTTGTGCAACGGCGGCCGTTAGCGCGCTGGTCACACCCGAAACCATTTTGCCCAAATCGGCGACACCGTTCGCATCGATACCGACAAGGTTCGCGGTGTAGAAAACACCCTTGTAATAGGCTTCGGCGGTGAACGCAAAATAGAAATTGTCGCTCACGGCTTCGGTTCCGTAATAGTGTCGGCCTTTACCGTCGGTTCGGGTCGGGTAACGCAATAAAGCGCGGGCAATTTCGCGTCCGTCCGAAAGGGCGTCGTCGTAGCTATCCCAATAACCGGCGGCCGGTTTGCCCGTCGTGGTCAAAGTAATCGCTGCGGCGGGTGAAGTGCCACCGGTAAGGCTTGCGTAGACTGTGGCTAGGGTTTGGCGCTTGCCTGCCATTTCACCCACGAAAGTCATTGTGATAGCGGTTCCGGGGAGTGCGCCACCGGCTACCGTTACGTTGCCCGATCCGATATTGGGAAGGGCTTGTAGCGCTGCTTGCACTACGGCGGTTGAGGCGTTGTAGGCAAGGGCGGTTGTGGTTTGACCGTCGAACGTAATCACAAACGTCCCACCGGTCGGGGTTCCCGTGATGGTCAAAGTTTGAACTTCGTTTACGGCGGTTCCCGAACCCTGTACTTGGGCAATCACCGTACCGGCGGCATAATACTTGCAACCTGCCATAACGACGGCCATTGTTTGGGCGTCGGCGCTGTAGGCGGGAATTAAACCTTCCCCAACGAATGTAAGAATCGGACTCGTAGCCATATAAACACCCCCCAAGAAATTCAAATAGTTAATCGATTAACGAAATGGGCTTTTTGTTTTTCAGCGTTGTTCTTAGCCTTGATTTTTCAAGTGCCCACCGGCTCGAACAATCCCCTTCCCAAGAGGGGAAACACTGAGGGCGGCCTCGACTGCTTCGCGGGACATTTTGGACGGCGCTTTTTCGTCGGCGACCATTTTCTCGCCGAACTTTCGCAAGGTCGAACGGCTCGCAATTTCGGCCATCAATGCTTGGCGTAGTGTTTGAACAACTTCTTTACCGTTCTCAGAGAACTTGTGAAGAACTTTGGTATTGTCGGCGGCCAAAAGTTTTTCAATCAACGGCATCCCACAAGCGGGATCGTTTTCTGAGGGTTTGATCCGGTCGCTGTATCGGCTCAAGAACGCTTCGAGTTCGGCGCGTTCGGCTTTGGCCTTTTCTTCGGCGATACGGTTATCGGCTTGGCGTTTGGATTCCTCAATTTGGGCGGTCATGGCTTTGACCTTGTCTTCGGCCTGCTTGGTCAGTTCGGCCATCCGTTCTTGGTTCTTCTTCTGTTCGGCCTTGAAATTCTCGTTGAAGGCGTCGGCGGCTTTCTTGGTTTCCTCTTCGGCTTGTTTGAGAACCGTTTCCGTCATTTTTTTGACTTCTTCGGCCAACTTGTTAGCGTCGGCGTTGGTGTCGGGTTTTGGCGTTGGTGTCGCGGGGGGCGTGTTCCCTTCTGTCATCTTCTTGACGGTTTCGGCAAGGGCATTGAGTTTGTTGTTGACTTCGGTAAATGCGTTACCGTAATCTTGGCCCGAACCTTGCGAATTTTTGGTGGCTAATTCTTGATCTTTGGCCGTCAATTCTTGTTGTTTGGCGACAAGTTTGGCGTCCTTTTGTTGCAAGCTCGTTAGCATCGAATTGAGGGCTTCGTCGGGAACGGCTTCGGTAAAAAGCGAAGTGTCCACCCCTAACGCTTGCAAGGCTTTGATAGTTTCGGCACGATTCATAGATGAATTCCCCTTTTCAGAAAATCGGACACAATGGTTCCCGAAGGCCACTTGAATAACTTTGTTTTTCCGCAAACCTGATTCACAAAACGCAAGAGGATTTTGGCCCTGTTCTTGGCTCGCTTCGTAAACCATCGTCGGAATTTTCGCAAGGTCTTTGCGTTGGGGGATTTCGGCCCCTAAAAGGCTCACCCGTCGCAAGACTGGCCCGTGACCGTCGAAATCCTCGTAGAACTCGCTGGAAATATCCCGATAGGCTCCGGTATTGATCCATTGGGCAAGAGTTTCGGGAACCTCTCGGAAATTGCAAACCAGTTTGTTCCCTTGTCGGTAGAGGTCGGAAATCCACCCCACGGCGGGAAGGTCTGTACGGTTTGCGTAGCTTTGGGCAATCGAAGAAAATTCTTCGTGTCCTACTGTGACCGACGGGCTTGGTACAATGTAAACCGGCGGCGTCGGATAACCGATTTCATTGCCTGCCTGCAAGGTTTCCCAATTCGATATCACTTGGTCTAGCCATGCTTCGTCGACTACTTTGCCACTTGCCAAAGTCGCCGGAACTGAAAAAATCTCGCAAGGTTTTTCAGTACGGGCTACGCGAAACGGCTCGACTACTGGCATTGAATCCCCAATATCCGAAAACTAAAATTTTTGGCTTGAAAAATCTCATTTCTGGAATAGCGAAAGATTCCCTTTGTTTCGGGATTTGCAATTTTGTCCAATCGATTTTTCTAAATTTGTTAAGTAAATTGACGGCCCACCCTCACTACAACCGGACTTTGACCGGTTTACCCTTATTCGCTCTCGCTGTTATCCGCATAAAGCGGGGTATCGCACGGTTCAGAATCTTCGCTTTCTTCGCTTGATTTTGGCGGTTCCACGGTTCCGAAAAGGTCGGCTGTCAACACGGGAATAATCCGTTTTTGGTAAAACTGGACTGGCTTTAGGGGTCGGGCTTCTTCGGGCTTGGCTTCTATCACCGTGACGAACGACTGGCTTTCCCCGTTTGCCAAATCCATACCGATCCCACTGCCCGAACCGCTCCCCGAAGTTGTTCGTTGAAGAATTCGATAATCGGGAACCAATTCATCAAGCGCGGCCTGAATCTCTTGCGGGCTTGCACCTACGGGAATCGGCTTGGTAGTTCGGCCCCCTACCCGTAGAGAAAAGGTTTCGGGGGTTGGTGTTGGGGTCGGCTTAATCTGTGTGCCAAACGGGTTGGAGTTGTGGCCCGCATACACCAAAAAAGAGGCTCCCAGAGAAAGGTGGCCCGCATAAGCCGAAAATGAAGTTCCCAGAGAGGGACAAAAAACATCATTCAACCAATACCCTACCGAATGGTAGAACATCGTACATTTGGGGTCGGGGGTGTTGGGTGTAAAGGTCAACGTGAGTTCGCCCGATTTATCCAGAGTTCCGCACACGTCCAGAAAAACAGACAAAGGAACATTTTCGGCGTCATCGATCCACACTCCATCGCAACAACGGCCCCGCAAGAGGTCGGGGTTTTCGGCGCTTTCAATATGGATTTTGGCCCCGTTTGTGAACTCGAAAACCGGACGCATACCATTACGCCACGAACCGACAAGGCCACGATAGGGAATATGTTGGAAAATCGCAGAGGCAACCAAACTGAATTGGGTAAACTTGGGAATCAAAACCAAATAGTTCCCGTTGGGCTTGATTTGTTGCAAGAGGTTTAGAACACCGGCAAAGGTTTTACCTGTGCCACGTTCGCCCGCAAACCCTTTGACTTTGGTTTTCGATTCCAGAAAGGCCCGTTGGGAATCGGTCAATTCGATTCCTGAGAACACGGGCATCGGTAAAATAGCGTTCATAATTCCTTACATGGTGTTAATGGTTTGGGCGGGATTCGCTTCTGGCATAATCCCAGAAGGGTCGGCGTTTGTCAATATATCATCGGGTTCGGTCGCAATCGGTCGGCCTGTTCGTTTGCTCAAATCTCGCTTGGAAAGCGGGTAGTTCATCCCAAAGAGAAGTTTATCGATTTCCAAATCCTTCAGCATGTAAACAGGGTTAGGCGTATCCAATTTGATAATGGGGATTTCGGCATTCACCCCAAAATTAACGTGGATATAGTCGGGCAAAAGTTGATATTGAATCACCGATGCCACTTGAACCGATAGCGCCCAAATGAACAAATCAACCGTGCTTTGTTGAACTTCGCTGTTTCCTCGTTCGTCGGTCTTGCCACCGGTTAGCATGTGAAGGAACGCGCCGGAAATACCAATCGCAACCTCTTTGCGAAGGTCATCAATCGCGGCCTGAAAATCAGAGGTTCCCGACATCGCAAGGTCAATAATGTTCAGTTCGGCATCCTTGTTTGTGACAAGTACCCCTTGCCCGCGCGCGTCTTTGAGTTGTTCAAGCAACATCGCCCGATAGCCAATATCACCGGTTTTCGCGTGGATGAACGGCCCCGAAAACTTATCCAAGAAAATCATTCGCAATTTGAGTAAGTACAAAATCATTTCCGTGGCACGGTAGGACGCTCGAAGGTCGCTAATCCCGTTCGGGCTCTCGAACATCTTCAAGTGCGAAAAAACGATAAAATCATCAGGGTTGTAGCGAACGGCGCTATTTCCAATCATGTTGAAAATACCCGTGATGTTCTTATAGTTATCAACCTCAAACTGGATATTGTTAATCTGTTTGGCTTTGGTCTTCAACAGACCAATTTTGCCTAACCACTTCCCCGTCTGGTAGCGAACACTCAACGGCTCGACTACCGAGAAACCGTCAATAAGGGCATGACAAAGGACATTCCAGATAATCGCCGGAACTCCCCCTTCTGAGAGGTTCAGAAGGTCGGCGCAGAACTCGGCTACCCGTTGTTGGTTGGGGTCGGATGGGTCGCGGGCAATAACTTGGAGAGGCAACCGCATCACCGCATAGACTTTCCCAAGTAACGCGGCTTTTACGGCGGGTTCGGCAAAGGCTCGACGGGCGGCGATCCGCATTTCGGCGGTTTCGCCCGTAAAGTTGTCGAAATACTTACCCCGTAACCGAACTTGCGAAGAATAAACCCGAAGTTGCTCGTTCAGGAACAAGAGTTCTTGATCCCGATAAACCATACTATAACCCGTGTTATATTGTGATTCCCCTTCTGAGAGGGCAAGGATTTGTCGGATTCGCGTGATAATGCTCACTAAAACACCTTTGGGAGTTCAGGGCGTCCGAAGGGCAACGGCTTTTGAATCGTTTCGTAAGGAATGTAAAATTCCTCTGGCAAGAGTTTATTCACGGCCCCTGCCACGGCGTCCACTTGATCCTTATCTACAATTTGGGGAAAGTTCACTAATTCCAAAACAAAATTTTGCGTCCAAGACCTTTTCAGAATCCAAACTTTCTCATGTTCAGCTAACGCTTGTAGGGGCTTGGCTCGCTCGCTCTTGCTCTTGTTTCCGGTCGGTATCCCCTCGATGGAAATTCCATCTTGCAACAAATACTGTTCAAGGGCGTAGAAAGAATCGATACCACCCCCACCGGCTTGAATTTCGGCATATTGCTTAACAAAACCCCGTTGGCGGTCTTCGATAGCTACTTGCTTGATTCGCTCGTTTCGCTGTGCTGTGGTGTATTTGAACCGTTCCACGTCCTCAATCCAATACTTTCCATTGGCATCTTTAGCGACAAGAACACCGGCGGTATAACATCCCCCCACGGTTGAGTTGTGAACGAGAACACCGTTTGCAAAAAATTCGTGGGCGTCCTCGACTTCAAGATCGTAAACGGGAATTTTTTGCTCTTGTTCGTTCTCCACAACGTCGGGAACAGTATTTCGGGGGTTTGTGTGCCCTTGATACAAAGATTGCTCCACACCCTGTGCAAACGTGATTTCTCTCCTTGAAACTTCGTTTTCCGGCTTCGACGCATTTAATAAAATCAAGTTTGTATTTTTCGGTTCCGTTGTAGCCTTCAAAAGGTTTGTGAAAACGTCGATGCTCGCTTGGCAACATGAGTTGCAGATTGGAAATATCGTTATTTTCGGCATTCCCGTCAATATGGTGAACGTGGTATCCGGCGGGTATTTCCCCATAATGAAATTTCCAAACGGCTTGGTGAAGGGCTTCGGCATAGGAACGCTTTCGCACCTTATCCCATCGGTTTGTTTTGTAGTAAAGTTTCCCCGGCCTTTTGGTGTAACGTACTCCGTTGAAGACAATCGTTTGAGTGTCTTCTTTTGGGGTTGGCCCACGTCTTGACATACCCTTTCCCCTTTCGAGAAAATAACTTGATCGGTTAGTTTGAGTTCTCCCATTTCAACCCAACCCCTATTCTGTGTCCAAACTCGATGATCGGCTGTACCCGTTAGCGAATTTCCATTCGAGAATTTAACCGTTGTCACTTCGTTGACGTACTTGGTAAGCCACGATTTCCGAACTCTCTTGAATCCTTGACGGGTTAAAACATAGTCTCCAACCCGAACATTTTCTATCGGGATTTCTCCACGCTTCGTAGTAATTTTCGTACCCGCTATAAGGCAAGCGGTATCCCAGAACCGAACCCGTTTAGCATCGACCGGCGAACTATCGGCAAACCGCAACCAATTTTCCTTGATAAGGCTGTCGCCTTGCTCAACAAAGAACCCGTCAAGTTCCTGTTCGGCCATTAGGCTGGTTAGTTGGCTTCTAATCAGACCCGCAAAATCTTTGTGCAAAAACGGGTTTTCGCTGGTCTTGGCGTGAACTAGGATCGTGTTCGGGGTTCGGGTTTTCTCGTTCCCGAAAACCGTATACGTCCAATGAAGTTTTCCCCGTGGCGTGAAGGTCGCTGACATCCACCCCAAATTCTTGTTTTCGCGCAAGGTCGCAATGCAAATCCCGTGAACCTCTTCCTTCATCAAAGAGGCTTCATCTAACCAAACCCCCGAATAGTTAACCCCCCCGAAGGCGTTCGGGCTTCTCACCGGAACGAAAAACGACGGTAGCACCATTGCTCAACAGGAAGCGGGGGTATGGGCTTTTCCATTGCTTTTTGATAACCCCAAACCGTTCGGCAATCTCAATAAACGGGGGTAGGCTCGTCTCTTTCACCATCGCCGAAGTAGGCGAAACGACCATATAACTACACTTCGGCTTTGCTTTGACTATAAGGTCATAGGCTCCGATCTTTGATTTACCGGTTCCCCGTCCACCGGTAAAACCTCGATAGAGCGCAGACGATTCGACAAACAACCGTTGTTTTTCGTAAAGTTGAAATTTGATTTCAACTACTTTCGGTTTGCGTCTCATCGTCGGGTGTTACAACCTCATGTAAAACGCGCAGAACCTCGCTGACTTCGGTGTCTGTCGATTTCTCCAAACCGTGTAACCGTATCCGTCGGGTAGCGCATCGCTCGACACCCGCAAGGAATTGAGGGTTCCCCGAACCGGTTTCTGTGCGAACGACCACCGATTTTTTTTCACCGTCTACGACTACGGTTTTGACGGTAAAGGTTCGAGATTTCTCGAAGCTATCCCAATAGATTCGTTCTAAGTGAGAGGCTTTGGCTAGTTCGATTGAACGGAGTTCTTCCTTATCCTTGTCGGCATTATCTAAGAATCTCTTTTTGAGGGTTTTGAGGGCGTCCTTCACTAAGGTTTTTCCAAGATTTAGGGAAGTTGATATTTCGCTTTCACTCAAACCCTGTAGAAATAGGGCAGAGACTTTTTGAAGGTCGGCTTCGTCAA